TCAACCACTCTCAGCCCTTTATCACCAACCTTTCTAACTACAGTTGAGGTTGAAAATAATTTTTTCATTCTACCAAAAAATGTTTTGTCTGCCATACTGTTTTCTCCTATAACCTTTAGAGCAACCAAGTCAAGTCTTCATCTTGACCTCTGCCCGTTTTTTGTTTCCAAGGGTTCTTCTCAATATTAGAATTAGTATACACCCCGTGTTGGTTATTTTTTCCAATCCTATTTATTGCCATTTTATCTAATTCTATCCCTTGTTGTTTTAATTTTAGTGCTGTATCTCTAACCCACATAGCAATACTAAACGCCATTACTAGGTCATCGTTATATCCTCGTTGGGCCTCAGCTTTGCTCCCATTCCATATAAAGACCCTCAATTCTTCCAAGAGCCTTTTTGACCTGATAATACAGTCTTTTTCTCTTAAATAAATATCAAGTTTGGAGATTAAAAGTGGCCTAGTTTTTGACGATGTGGTAAAACCAGGCGTCATTTGTGATTTATCCTTTAAGTCATAACCTTTTGTTAATTGGGTCGTTGCATCTACAACTCCGTCTAGCTTATATGTATAATATAGATTCTTATATTCTCTATCGATGGCGCTTTGTATAGCACCAAAGCCTACACTAGCATTTTCTATTACTAGCAGGGCGTCATTGTATTCTGTTGCAACAGTTACCAACATATTACCAAAGTCTTTTGGAGTCAATTGACCTCTATATTCTGCTACCTGTGTCACAGTCTCTATGTTTATTACGTGAAAGGTAGAAAAATCACTACCATCTCCACGAGCGACGTCAGCTACAACCATGTAATTATTGCTGTAGTTGCATGGTTCCCAAATCCAATAGTTTCCATCAAAACCTCTAGTTTCCATAGGGTCCATTTGATGAGTCGTGCTATACCATTCTATAATATTAGAATCTACAACATTATGGCCTGAAGAAACAAAATCGCAATCACATTCCTGTGCAGCCATTTTTGCACCTAATAATTCATCTTGTTCGTCTCTCCACGTTTTATCTCTTTCAGGATGAACAGACCAGTGAAGTCTTATAGTATTAAAGTTGTTTGCTCCTTCTTCTGCTTTTACCCATGTTTTGTGAAACCAATTACCAACACCGTTTGGTGTAGATAAAGCTATACACTTACCTCCAGTTGCCAACGTTTGTTGTGCTGAAGCCCATATTTCTTCTATCTTATCAATGAAAGCTGCTTCATCTATTACCAATAATGAAAGAGCTTCTGACCTACCAGCATCTCCTGAACTAGATACAGCCTTTATTTGTGAACCATTCTTAAATCTCAAGGATAGTTTATTATCTTCAACAGTGGTACCCTTTAACCAAGATGGTAAATATTGATGCATTTCTCTAACCTTGGTAACTAGGTTTTTTGCAACATCTTGTTTTGTTGCTATTACAAGTACGTTTTTGTCTTCATGAAATAACATAAGCCAAAGAGAATATCCAGCAGATATTGTAGATATACCTAACTGTCTTGACTTAAGTATGATATTATAATCGTTGTGTTGAAATTGTTCTAGTGAACGCTCTTGAAACTTATATAAATTAAAAGGTATTCTACCTCTTGTAGGATGTTGTATCTGACAATACTTTTTCATGAAGTAAACTGGATCGTTTACACATTTAACATATTCAGACTTGATAATCGATTTAATAGACTTAGTCTTCTTCATATATATAAATATATTTTCAAGACAATTTTATTGTTGTTTCTTTCCTCTCTTTTCGAAACTTCGACCACCAAAATATGCACCAATAACCGTAATAAGTACTAATTGCAATAGGTCTGTCCATTTTTCCTCAACAACAAAGTTTATAGAACCTGCATCTATGAAAATCATGAGAACTGT